CCATTGGCCGCGACCTTCTTGTCCTCCAAGGTCAAGGCAAGAAGGTCGCGGCCAAAAAGAGAGCCAGGCTCGAGGCTCGGATCGCCAAGAGAACGGCGGCAGGAAAGAAGTCCAAGAAGGCCAAGGAGCGGCTTGCGAAGCTCGAAGGCGGCAACAAGGAGCTTGGTCCTACCAGAGGCGGTGCTGCCAACGCCCCGATCGCAAACCCGAAACCAGGCCCCAGACGGCCCAAGCTCAACCCGGATAAGGCAATCCCGGTTGGTAACGCCAAGAAGCCCACGCCTGGCGGCTCGGGTAAAAAAGCCCTGGCCAAGAAACGGGCCCGGCTCAAAAAACGCATTGCCTCGAGAGCCGCCGCAGGTAAGTCGACTACGAAAGCGAAGGAACGGCTCAGGGCCACGCGACGGCCCTCGACTCCCAAGCCCAGGGCCAATCCCCGGCCCCGGACGGTACGACTAAGCGCTGCAAAACCACCCGCTCCCAAGCCCGCGCAGGCTAGGACCCCTAGACCTGCCCCCAAACCTGTTCCTAGACCTAAGCCTAAACCAAAGCCAAAGCCAAAGCCTGCGCCTAAACCTATAGAGGGGATAGGGAGGGCAACGGACCCAGTAGAAGCGAAAGCAAGGCGCTCGGCTCATATTGATCGCCTGACCGCGAAAGCCGCGAGTCGATCCTCGCAGGGCAAGGGTACGGGCCGGATCGCAAAACAACTCGATCGTCTAAGGGGTCTCCAGAAAAACGCCGACCGGGCTATTCGGGGCCGGGCCTCCAAGGCCAGGTCGACTGCCAGGATAGCCAAGGATGCCGCCGCTAGGTCGAGAGCCGAGAAGGGCCGCGCTTCTAAAGCCAAGTCGGACAGACACCGGGCCCGTCGAAGACCCAAGGTCGGGGACACCGCCAAGGCACCCGACACTTCCACGTTTGGGGTCGGAGACGGACCCACCCTGGGAGTCGGGCCCCGGACCGCCAACTCAAGGCGTCGGAGGAACTAGGATGCTCAATCAACTCACCGCCGAGGAACGACTGCATCTGACCCGGTGCTATGTAGAGGGGTCCTCCTACGCTCGGGCCTATCGCAGGTTCCAGAACGAGCGACCGGAAGCCTACGCCTACAACCATACGGAGTTCAATAACTATCGACAGTCAGACCTCTTCCAGGGCGACCTGAGAGTCTACGTTGACGCCCTTCGTGAAAATCCCGAGGGCACCCTGCTGACGCAGCGACCGGATCGTATCCAGGCTCTCTCGGATCTCTTCAAGAGTTGCCTCGAGATGATCCGCGAGAAGCAGTCGTCCGAAGACGGCATCACGGTGAACGCACTAACACGACTCTCCTCGGAGGCCCGCGGCCTCCTTTGCGAGCTCCGCAAAGAATCCGAGCCCTACGACGAGGCCAGGACAGTGGAGGCGCGCTCTCCCTGGGACGAGTTTGCCAAGGCCGAGGTCAAGAAGCGCAAACTCTCCGAAGAGGTCGAAGAGGCAATCCTCTCGGACGACGAGCCCAACTAGGGTGCTCGACCACCGCGATCCAGAGGCGTATAACGCCTGGAAGCGGAATGTCTTCTCCCGGCTCCAGGTAGAAACCGGTTCAGGCGTCGTCTCTTATCTCGACGGCGTCGAGGGTGACGGTGTCCGGCCTCCCAACGTCGCTCAACAGGAACTTCATTGGTCGGACTGGAGGTTTTTCGTCGCTGCCCTGGGAGTACGCTCAGGGAAAACATTGGGTGCCGCGGCCGAGGGCACCGCCCTTCTTGGGATTCCCAAGAAAAGAATATGGGTGGTCGCTCCGAATTACGAACTGACCGACAGAACATTCTCCATCATCTGGAAGTGGGTTGTCGAAGACAAGATCTACGGAGACAACATCGTCGAGAAATCCTTTGTTCGGGATCGCCGCATTATCCGAATGAAGTGGGGCTCTGTAATTCTCGGGAAATCTGCGAAAAACCCCGAGTCTCTCCTGGGAGACCAAATCGACCTGGCGCTTCTCGACGAGGCTGCGCGCCTACTCGAGTCGGTTTGGAATCGGCAGGTCAGGGCGCGTCTCGCGGATCGAAGAGGAAAGGCTATCTTCGCGTCCACTCCCCAGGGCATGAACTGGTTCTACGACTATTTCCAGCGCCGCCTAGAAAGAGACCTGAGAGAAGAGGGCTGGAATGGCATTACGATGAAGTCGGAGGACAACCCGTTTATGTCCCATGAAGAAATCGATCAAATCAGAAGAGTCACCCCGGAGGCAGACTTCCGAAGAGAATACGAAGCGAGCTTCGAGCACTTCACCGGGCTCATCTGGGACATGTTCCGAGATCGGATCTACGATCCAAAACACCCAGGCCGGGGAGGTCATGTTGTAAGGCCCGGAGACATCCCCGGTTCCGGGTCCAATTACCGGGGCATCGACATCGGCTGGCGACATCCCACGGCCTGCATCTGGGGACGGGCCGTGCCGCCGAGAAATGACCTCTATATATACCGCGCCTATCTAGGCGACGACAAGGACCACAAAGGACACGCCGCGGAGATCCGCTCGAAAACACAGGAGTCGATCGTCGACTCGTGGATCTCTCCCGATTCAAAACGCAAGAACCCCGACAGCCATCTTTCGGCCTGGGACGCCTACCAGGACCAGGGCATCTGGGCTCGCATTGCGATTGACGCGGTCAAATCCGGGTGTGACCTGGTCTCGGCCTACCTCCTCTCGACCCTGTCCTCGAGCCCGAACCACCCGAAGATGTTTGTCTCGAGCGAATGCAAGGAGCTCATAAAGGCGATTCAGTCCTATCGCTACGCGGAAGTCTCCGAGACCTCGTCCTTATCAGCCCCCGAGAGGCCGCATAAGTATAAGGACGACATGGCCGACGCCCTGCGGTACTTATGCGCCGGTCGACCGGCTCATATCCCGGCCTCGGAAATGGGTGATATGAACCCGATGCTCGAAGATGATAACGTGAGATATGGTTATCCCAAGCGGCGAGTTAAGGCGAACCGCTCCAGCATCAGGATTGCCGGATTAGAGTAATGGCAGACGCGGCCACTTATATAGACCCGTCCTCTTTACCCCCGGACGAGAAGGCCGCGAAACTAGCCTTCGATTCCTACGACCGCTCCCGGCGTTTACTCGTCGATCCAAAGCGCGACCAATGGAAGGAGTGGAAGAAGGCCTACCGCTCTGTTATCGACCTTGTCAAGGACGACAACCTGGTTTCCCGGATCGTCGTCCCCCTCATCTTTACCCACGTCGAGGCCCTCTTACCAAGGCTCGCGGCCCAGACGCCGAAGATCGAGGTCTGGCCGCGCTCCCAGGAAGACGCGAGGCGAGCGACCGTCCATCGGGGTCTCTTAAAGCTCGACTGGCAACGTCTCAACCTGGTTTTGCGCATCGTCGAATTCGTGAAATCAGCAGAGATCTACGGCACGGCCTGGATCAAGACCTCCTATCGCAAGACGACCGAGACAAGGGCCGAGCGGTTCTTCGCCCCCGTCGTCGACCCCTTCACCGGGCAACCGGCTATCGACCCGCAGACCGGGCGACCCAGGACACAGTCCCAGGTCCGTATCAACCCCCGGGCCACAACGATGGACGGGACGTGGATTGACCTGCCCCCGGTCGACCAGATATTCCCCGACCCGGACGTCGTCTCGGAAGAGGAATGCGACTTCATCGTCCACCGGGCGCGCTCTTCGCTCAAGGCCGTCAAGGCGGCTCGCAAAACAGGCGGGAAACCTCTCTACGATCCCGAGTCGGTAGCCGAGCTCGAAAAACTCCTGCGCGAAGGTACAAACCCGGTCGGGCACACGGGCAACCAAGAGACCCTGCGGGAGATGACCGAGGATCGCTTCGACGACCGCGGCACCCCGAGTCCCGATCCCTACAAGAGAGAGTTTCATCTGCTCGAGTGCTGGTGGAGAGAGAAGGTCATCGTCGTCGTCGAAGAGTTGCGAGGCACACTCAAGAAGCCGCTTCGCAACGACTGGAACGAAACCGGGCATCTGCCATTCGTCCGCTTCACCCCGATTCCCGATCCAGATTCGATCTACGGACTCTCCTTACCGGAAGTCCTCATGTCTCTAGGTGTCGAGCTCTCACTCCTCCATTCGATTCGCCTCGACAATCTCCTGTCCTCGGTCCATAACATGTGGACCGTGATAAGGGGCTCGGGTCTCAATTCTAAGAATATGCGTTTTCGACCGGGGGGTATCCTGCCCGTGCGGGACCACGGCGACATCGCGGCTCTCCCGAATCAGCCCGTCTCCTTTTCGGCTCACCGCGAGACCGACGAGATCAAGGACTGGGCCGAGCGAGTCGGCCTGACCGATACGGCCCAGGGCATCGGGACACCGGGAGCCACGGCAACCGAGGCCAATCTTCTAGCCGAGGCCTCCGGCTCCCGGGCCTCGCTCATGTTTCGCATCTTGGGCCACCAGACTCTAACCCCGATGGGTCGCCAGCTGATTCGTCTGAACGAGCTGAATATCGACGACGAGCGCCTGGTGCGCATCTTAGGAGACAGCTTTAACGAACAGGAGGTTGACCCGGAGACCGGGCAGCTCACTTCGGTACCGCCCGAGTTTGACAGGATCTCCCCGGAAGAGCTCGTCTCCAAGTCGGGCCTAGACCTGGACATAACGATTGATCTGGCCTCGGTCGAGCCGGGGAATGCCCAGGTAAGGCTCCAGCGAGCCGAGCGAATCCTACCGACTCTGGTCCAGAACCTACCGCCTGACCATCCCGCGGTCCAGGCCGCATGGGTCGAGTACTTCCGAGGCACCGGCATCTCCGAGAACCCCGAGGGCCTCTTTAACTCGGCCGAGGCCCAGGCCTCGATACAGCGAGAGCGCGAAGCCGAACAGGCCGAACAGGAGGAGTCGACGCAGCCGCCTGGCCAGAATGCCCGAACCTCGGGCGACCAACTAGCGGCAACCCAGGGCGCACAACAGGGCGGCGGTCCGGCGAACTAATGACCGACGACGAACGCACCGAACTGATAACCCATGTTAAGCACGGCGACCCTGGCCAGGCCTTATTGGAATACCTCGCAATAAGGCAGCGGCAACTGTTAACAGAGGTCTCGCTTGACGTTGACCCTAACAACTCTGGTATGGTGGGTCGAAAGCAAGGCGCGTTAATTGAGTTAACAGCCTTAGAGGGTATCTTGCAAGCCGATTTCATAACAATCGCTGAGCGCCTCGAGATCGAGGAAGCCGCATGACGGAGCCCCTTACCTCCGAGCGCGAAGCCGGCATGGCTGCCATGTTTGGCCGGGGAGCCGAGGGCCTGGAAGACCACGAGTCCGACGAGTCCCTGGACGCTCTCGACGCACAGCCCGAGGACCAGCGAGACGGCCCCGAGTTGGCCGTCGACTACTCGGGATACGCCGAGCCGGAACCGGAGCCCGTCGAAGAGGAAGGCTACGAGGAAGACGATGTCCTCGACCGGGTTGCCTCCAGCTTCGACGAGGACGAGCCGGGGCAAGACTTCCAGATTACCGAGCTCGAGCACCAACAGGCCGTCGACCTAGCCAGCCTCCAGGCCCAGTTGGACGCGGCCGAGGCCCAGGTCCTACCGCCCGAGTTCGAGGAAAGCGAAGAGACTCAGCCGATCAACTTTCTCTCCGAGGAGGTCGTCAACGTACTGGCGGACCGCCTCGAGATTGACCCTTCCAAGGCCGGGGAACTGTCCTCGATCCTAGGCACCTATGCCGAGGCCGCGGCCAAGAATCTTTACGGGCCTCAGATCGAGGCCTTGGAGCAACAGAACGTAGATGCCGCCGAGATGTCAGAGGCGGAGCAAGCATACACTGAGGTACAGCGCAACCTGGAGCAGGGCTTCTTTGAGGCCGGAGAGTTTGGGGACGACGAGGCCAGTGTCGTAAGGGACTGGCAGGAAAGAGGACAAGATTCGTTTCTCTATCCGTACTTCGAGCGGAACCCACACTCGATGACCACCTCGGAAGGGGTGCTCAATGCCGTGCGAATCGTTGCGAGCGACCTCCTGGAGTTGGATCGATTGAACCAAGAACTCGGATACGACAACGGAACCGAGGTCGAAGGCGAGAACGATGTCGACTCTTTGGAGACAGCAGACGGCGCTTTGGTGGGTCGAAGAAGCGAGGTCCAGGGAATTATGAACCGTGCCGTAAGGAACGGTGACGGGGCCTCACAACGCCCACAAGAATCTGTCGAGGAACAGCTCTTCCGAGCCTTGGAGGCCGAACGGCCGAACGGGGATCGGTTGGGTGCCTTCTGGGACTAGATTTTCACCAAAGGAGGCATTGAAGAATGCCAACAGTCGTAGACGGACAACGCGGCATCGGCGGTAACGACGGTGTCTTGGCTGCTCGCGTAGTCAAAGATGTTCACTCGAAGATCATGGATCTCGAGCCGGACAAGGCCCCCCTCACACTCCTCTCTCGGATGGCGTCGACCAAGGCTGTACACCAGCCGGTTTTCGATGTCCACGAGGATGACCTCATCCCGAATCTCGATCGGGCCAACGGCGCTCAGACTGCGTCCTCGACCACGATCGACGTTGATAACGGGACCTATTGGTTTCCGAACTCGCTCGGCAAGGTCCAACGGACAAACGAGACGTTCCTCGTCACGTCGATTTCAACCAATGCACTGACGGTCGTTCGCTCGAACGGCTCGACAGCCGCGGCGGCGATTCTCGACAACGATCAGTTGACGATCATCGGTCCGGCGGCTCTCGAAGGAGCCTCGATCGAGGCGGCGAAGTCAACGCTCGTGACAGAGGTCACGAACTACACGGAGATCTTCCGCTGGCCGGTCGCCCTCGTCGGAACCCTGGCCGCGTCAGAACTCTACGGTGGCAAGGAGATGGCTCGCTTGCACCGGACCTCGGGCATCATGCATGCCGTCCAGATCGAACTGGCCAATCTCTTCGGGGAGCAGGCGCAGATCACCTCGGGCGACACGACTCGACGCTCGACAGGCGGAATCATCCCGTTCATCTCGACCAACTCCACCGACTACGGTGGGACGTGGAACTTCAACACCTTCTCCTCGGACACCGAGACCATGTTTCGGTACGGCCGCAAGAAAAAGGTCATGTTTGCGGCCCGCGGTGTCGTGACCTCGATCGACCAGGAGGCCTTCTCCAACACCGAGCGCATGGAGTCCAGTGTGACCTTCGGGATCACCACTTCGAGGCTCAGGACAACGCACGGTGAGCTCAATCTCATCACGCACAACAAGCTCGAGGGCGATACCTACGGTGGGTACGCCGTTGTCGTCGACATGGACAACATGGGCGTCCGCTTCCTCCGGGGCCGGGACACCAAGTTGCGTACCGATGTCGGGACGCCGGGCGACGATGCGCAGACCGACGAGTGGCTCTCAGAGATGGGTCTCTGGCGCTCGCTGGAAAAGACGCACTCGCTCCTCACCAACGCTGCCTAGGTCTAAAGGAGGCCACCTCGCTATGCGGTTCTACTCTCGATTGAAGTCACCTTCCTTCCACATGTTCCATGCCGGGTACAAGTCGATTGGCTCGGCCAACGGGAACGAGATTCTGACTCGGATCAAGCCCGGCACGATTCGGTTTCGTCAGATTCCGCCCTCCGACACGGGCGGGAGGATTCATCTGAAGGGGGATGTCGTCAACGGGATACTGGATAGCGAGGTCGCCGCCGAGGACCTGCGTCGGGCCGGGCATGCAATCCTGGACGACGACAAGCAGGACATCACCGAACACGAGATCTGCCAATTTTTGAAGCGCAGCGACCGCTACGGCATCGACTTCGTCTCCATCGACGACGAAGAGGTACAGAGTCTCGAGGACATGTGGATCGAGGAATTCGGCGGCAAGGCCATCTGCACCCTGTGTGAACGAGAGTTCACGGGTGTGGACAAGGCCCGGTTCCATTGCCGCAAGTCGATCTCCCACAAGGAAAAGGTCAAGGCCAAGGGCGAGCACATGATCCCGCCCTCCAAGGCTTCGGTCGAGGCCGTCGCCTAGACATCAAGACAGGAAAGGACAAGAACGGAAATGTCAAAGTACCCTTCAACTCAAACAATCCTCACAGACGCCGACGGAACGGATATCGAGGGCGTAGCGAAGACTGCCACGTATTTCTCGACCTGGATGTCGGGCTCGGATGCCGACTACATCGGTCTCGTTGTCAGTGCGTCTGCGGTCTCGGCCTCGGACACCCTCGACATCACCCTCGAGTACACGCCGAACTCGGGAGCTTCGACGGTTTCCGTTCATGGCTACCCGGGCGCGGCCAACTCCCAGACGCAGGCCGCAACAGCTCAGATCACGGCGGCAGGGGATGCCGTCGTCGAGTACTGGCGCAACATCGTGCCCACGGCTGGTTCCTTGACCAGCCCGGCATTCCGGTTCAAGTTCACGCTTGCCGGGGCGTCAATCTCGATCACCCTGGACGAGGCGAAGGTCATTCTGGTAGCCCGGACGGCCTAGAGAGTAACGGCGATGGAGTACGTCAAACATCTCCTGGACTCCGCTGCCGCCCGAGTGGACGCCGCGGCTCATACCGCGACGTTCAACTCGGAAGCGGTTGACCTTTCGGGCTGTGATTTTTTTGGCCTGTACCTCGATGTGGGCACGGTCTCGGGTACGAGTCCGACGTGCAATATCAAGGTCCAGTCCTCATTCGACGGCGGCTCGAACTGGGTCGATTTCTACCCGGACGATCTCACGACCTCGACCCAGGCGACGATTGCCGAGATCACCACGACTTCGGCGGATACGGGTGCTATGTTCGCTCGCTACATGCCCAGTCTCAAGCCAGGCCGGAACCCGGGTGTGACCGGGGCCGATGAGCAACCGGTCCCGGTCGTGCGGTTCGTTTTCACGATCGCAGGCACAAGCCCCTCCTTTACCTTCACGAGGGCACACCTGGTCCAGATCGTCCGTAGGACGACTTAGGGATGCAATTTGGGCCCATCGCATTAACCGGGACCATCACCTCCACGGACTCTCGCCCTGCCACGACTCTGACCGACACGGGGGCTACCTTTGTGTCGGACGGGGTCGTGGCGGGGTTGACGATCAAGAATACGACCGACTCCAGTGAGGCGCTCGTTACGTCCGTTGATTCCGAGACCGTCATCACGCATGGTGCGCTAAAGGATGGGACAGACAACAACTGGGACACCAGCGATGCCTACTCGGTCGATGGCATCCCAAATCTCCAGGCCTTGGCTAAGCTAAGGGCTGGTCAATCCACCTCATCGGCAGGGAACCTATTTCCGTCCCAGGAGGTCAAGGACGAGATCAACCTGGCCTACGAGGAGCTCTGGTGGGACGCCAAGTCGATCAATTCGGGCTGGGGCGTTGAGCGATCCACGACCCTGGACACGGTCAAGGACCAACCCAATTACCGGATCGAGACAACTCCCGGCAACGTAGACGGGAAGATTATTCAGGTGGCGGTAGAACTTCTAGGAAAGGATCTTACCGCTGATTCGACGGCGACCTGGACCTACCTTACCCCCTCGACGATCCAAGTCGCGGAAAGGGGATGGAGAGAGGGCTCGATCACCTCGACCGAATTTTATATTTACGAGCGCAAGGGTGGTCAAGAAAGGATCAAAATACTCTCACCTCCCGCCGTCACCGGTACGAACAACATCTCATTAACCTACGAACAGTCATTAACGGCACTTTCGGCCAACTCCGACGTGCCTATCATGCCACCGACCTTCCATCGCCTAATCGCCTATCTCGCCGCAGTACGGCTCCGAACCTCAAGAGACATGGAGGTTCCGATCTGGCTAGCCCAGGACGTGGCCATAGGCCGACAAAAGTGGGTGGAGCATGCCGAGGCTCCGATGGTTGATCTGGAGCACTCCGTCGTCTCTCGGGCCTGGAACTTCAACAGCTTCGATTTTGCGACACGGACGGGCTTCTACTCGAGGCCCTGATGGCGCTCAGAACAAAAGAAGACTCCCGTACCTTCCGGGCAGGCTGGGTCTCGGACATATCCCGGGCCCGGGACATCGACGCCTTCCGATTGCCCGAGGGTTGGTGGGAATCCCCGACCGAGATCGGGGCTCTGACTTCAGCCCCTGGCCGGACCTCGACAGCGACCGAGCTCCTGGACATCTCTTCGATGTACAGGGCCGAGAACTCGACAGGCACGGTTTTGCGGGTGGTCCAGAGCGACACCGAGCTTAACATTCTGAACGCCAACGGCTCGGTTAACGGAACGCCTCTGAAGACCGGGCTCACCGCATCTAAGAGGCTCTCCTATTGCGTCATGGGGGATTCGGGTGGTACGGAGTACATCCTTTGCTTCAACGGCACGGATACGCCCTTCAAGGTCAAGATTTCGGACAACACCGTCTCAAACATAGGGCTCACCCGGCAGTCGGTCACGAACGCCTCGACGGCGACGAGCGCGGGCGGGGAGAACAGCGTCAAGGGTGTCGTTAAGTACTTCCTGGCCGAACTCTCCGCGACGACAGAGTCGGCCCTCTCGGCCACCTTCGGAGAAATCGACGCCGGGGATGGGACCCGAATCAATGTCGTCTTGAGCCACGCCGACTTCGCCTCCAAGGTCTTCAAGATCTACCGCACCTACGCCAACTTCGTAGATCCGTTCTACGTCGGCCAGATCGACACATCGTCTTCGACAACGTTCACTGACGATGTGCCCGACGCCAGGCTGGGCGATCCGCCGTTTGCCAATGGCGATGTACCGCCCACCGGAACGACCTCCTGTATCACCTATTTCAATCGCGTCTATGCGATGGACGGTAACGACCTCTATTGGTCGGATATCGGGCAGCCTGAGTCGTTCGCAACGTGGGCCGGGGGCAACCGATTGACCGTGGGTCACAACGATGGCGACGTAGGAACGGCTATCGCCAGGGACTCGGACGGCATCCTGTTCTTCAAGAAGGGGCATCTATACAAGATCTTCGGCCGAGAGCCCAGGGAATTCGAGGTCATGGAGCTCGTGCCTTCAGACCAACCGACCCGGTCAATCGGGACCCCCGGAATTAACTCCTTGACCTACACCTCGGCGGGGATCATCTTCTATTTCAACGGCGCGATCTACCTTTACAACGCAAATCGGGTGCGCAGGATCTCAGAGCTGATCGAAGATGATGTGCAGAACCTAATCGGGACCGGAGACTTCGACGAATCCGGCCTATGGGATATCTCGATGGGGCACCAGCCGGGGAATGGACGGGTCTGGATCTCCCTTCGTAATGCGACGATCTTCTACGACGTACAGAGGAAACGGTTCGCCGGAGCCATGAAGACCGGTTTTCGTTGCTATATGGTGGATGATTTCGGGAACTCGGAGACGTTCTTTTGTGGCGGCTCGAGAGGCGATGTCGGCGTCCACGACACCAAGCAGATCTATACCGCGGACCTGACCGCGACCCTGGCCCAGGACCACGCCTTGTTTTTGTACCCCTTCGGCTCATCCCAAACGCTGCGCCGGTTCCTTTACCTGGACGTTCATTTCAAGAACGTTTCCGCCGTCAGGAATATAGACCTGTTTGTGGACATAGACGGGCAGAGGGTGACGACGATATCGGCCTCTCCAGTCAACAATACGGGGTCCAAGACCCGCCTATTGTCCCGGTTCAACGTCGGCGCGATCGGCCATGAAGCCGAAGTGACAATCACCTCGGACTCGGGCCAGAACTCCACCAATCCGCTGACGCTCTACAGCGTCACGATGGGATACCAGGACATTCCGACGGGCACGGGCGCTCTCATGGCTTAGTGATGGCCGATTCCAGAGACTCCATCCGAAGCCCGACTAAGACCAGGGCCTCCAAGCACAGGGCTCCTTCGCAGCTCAGGGCCGGGACGGTGCCTCATTCCACGGGCAAGAAACTCTCCCTGGGAGGGGTCGCAGAAAGCCTGTTCCGGCTTCAGAAGGATATGGACGCCGTTGTGCCGAAGGTCCAGAGGGGCGGCTTCGGCCAGGTCGCCATCTTCGACCTTGACGGAGAATTGATGCCCGCCGACATCCTCCGGTTCGACCAGTCCTCCGGGCAGACCTTGTTTCTCCGGAGCCCCGGGACGGGAGCTACGGATTTAAGAATTCTGGCTGGGTCTTCGGCCAGGGCTGCGCTCATTCTGGAAAATGACGCCCAGGGCTGGGAGCTTAGGTGTCGAACAGACGACCTGTTTACGATCTACGATAAGACTGCTGCAACGCACCCGTTCCATATCAAGACCGGTGCCACCGAGGCAACCCTGGTCCTGGAGTCGAATGGCTCCATTTCGATCTTCTCGACCATTGACGGCCGCGACCTGGCCGTAGATGGGACCAAGCTCGACGGGATTGAGTCCGGGGCTACCGGGGACCAGACCGACGCTGAGATCGAGACCGCCTACAACAACCAGGTCTCCGTCGTATCGCAGGCCGAGGCAGAGGCGGGCACTTCGACGACGGCCAGACGTTGGACAGCGGAGCGAGTCAAGCAGGCGATAGCGGCCTTGGAGACCTCGGGTAGCCTGGCCAATATAGTTGAAGACCTCAGCCCTCAGCTCGGAGGCCACCTGGATGTCAATGGCCAGGTCATCGGAGACGGGACCCGAGAACTGTTGACCTTCGTAGAGGATGGCTCGGCGGTCAACCATCTCGAGATCGAGAACCAGGCAACCGGGGCTGGGCCAATTCTGCGGTCAACCGGGGACAACACGAACGTTGACCTTCACCTGGCCACCAAGGGGTCAGGGAATATCAAGGCAGACGATGACCTCGACGTGACCGGGGCCATCACCGTAACGAGTACCGTGGACGGACGGGACGTGGCCGCGGACGGGACGAAACTCGACGGCATAGAGACTGCCGCGACAGCCGACCAGTCGAACGTAGAGATTAAGACTGCCTACGAGGCGAATGCTGACACAAACGCCTTCGACGATGCCGAGCAAACGAAGCTCGCCGGCATAGAGTCAGCCGCGACAGCCGACCAGTCGAACGTAGAGATTAAGACTGCCTACGAGGCGAATGCTGACACAAACGCCTTCGACGATGCCGAGCAAACGAAGCTCGCGGGGATCGAAGCCTCGGCCGATGTGACCGACTTCGTCAACGTGGACGCTGCCCTCGACGGCAACGTCATTACCAACTTCGAGTCTGTGGGAATAGACGACGACGCTACTTCTACGGCCATTACAATAACCGCCGCCGAGTTGGTTGGCATCGGGAAGGTCGGTCCTGCGCAGATGCTCGATGTTGCAGGCGATGCCCGCATTGGTTCAGCCGTTGCGGCCACAGGAGCGTTTTTAGAAATAGGGGCAAACAGCAGCGGCAGCCGTTTTGCCTTCATTGATCTCGTCGGCGACGACACATTTACCGACTATGGTCTGCGACTGGTGAGGGGAGCGACCGGAGCGAACGCCATCTCGCAGCTCGACCACAGGGGCACGGGCGCTCTGCTGATCCGTGCTACAGATGCAGGATCGGTTTCAATACAGACCTCGGCTGCGACAAGGCTGACCGTAGATAGTGCTGGACTGATTGCCGTCGGTAGCCACTCGCCGTCTACGAATCTGCACATCCAGGAGTCGAACACGGACACCGTTCCGACACTCGAGCTAGAGCAATTGAGCACCGGGGATGCCGGCCTCCAGCTGACCGTAGCGGCGAAGTCGTACGCCTTAGCCATCGACAACTCGGACAGCGACAAACTCAAGCTCACCTGGACGGCCACCGCGGGGGCTGCAACAGCGGCAAGCGCAAACGTCATGACGTTCATGGGCCAGACATTTCCGAGAGTTGGTATCAGGGCGACCACCCCAGGAGCGCCACTGCATGTTGTCGAAACTGACAGCACCGCTGGTACGAGGGTGCTTGATCTCGAGCAACAAAAAATCAGCGAAGCCTTTGTTAACTACATTGGAACAAGTGCGGCAGATGGCAGTCGGTCGATTTCTTCTGATACAACCGAGGACGCCAGTAAAGCTGGCGCTTTCCGAATACGTGTAAACAACACCACAAGATGGGTGAGGTTTTATGTCGATGAGAGCTAAAAAAACTGTGTCAGCGGTGTTCTGCTGTCTTCTCTTCGGTGCATCGTTCGCTCTTGCCGACGTGCCCGAATCTAGACTCGAGGAGATTGTTGGGCAGTCGGTCACTGTATCTATGAATAGCTCGAATCGTGAGGGGGTTCGGGCTCGCATCACAGGCAGACTAGGCGTGTTCTCCTTCGGTGGTCGGAGGATGTACGGCGTTTTGTTGACGCTTGAAGGCCCCTCTCTGCTGATGTTTCGCGCCTCGGCTGTGAAGAAAATCAAGAGAGAGCCTGGCCGTGAAACTTCTATCATCATCTTGGAAAGAACCGTCATCGCCCCCAAGAGGAACTAGCCGCAACGCCAGCCATCACCATCGCCCACCCCGGCACGAATTTCTGATGACCGAAGTCACTCTAGCCCCAGTTACCGACTCTCTGCGCCGTAGGGCCGTGGAGCAGGGCTGGTTTAGAGACGAGACCCAGAACCGCAAGAGAGGCTTCGGAAAGGGTGCCCGGAGCGTCCTGGCCGCGACCCAGGCCTTCGGGGAGCTCCTCGAGAGGGCCAAGGCCGGGGACCCGTCCGTCGCCCTACTGGGGATCTACGAGGGCTCGAATCCAGTCGGGTACTTCGTCACCAGTTACCTCGGGGAATCCAGGCGTGCGGTCCAGTTCGATCTGATGATAGAGGATCTACAGGCCCGGGAGGGCTCGGCCAGGGTAGCCCTTCGGGACCTGTTGGAGATCCTGTTCTCCGAGACGGACCGGGCCATTTTCCGTGTCCAGGCCGAGGTGCTCTCTACGCGCAAGGGCTTCATTACTCTATTAAGGGAAAACGGCTTTACCCAGGAGGGGATACACCAAAGGGCGCTATGGGTCGACGGGGACTCCTATAACACGGTTGCATTGCGGTTGTTAAGGCCCGATTGGGTTAAGATGCAGAAAGAAACGGAGATAACAGATGGACCTGAGCCTTCTTGACCCTTCGCTAATCCCTGAGATGATGTTCGCAAACCCCCTTGCGGCTCTCGGCATTGGATTGGGCTCATCCATCCTCGGAAGCCTACTTGGCGGTCCTTCCAGTTCCGAGAAGGAGGCCCTAAAAACCCAGTCTCAGGTTGGCCGTGACCAGTCGGCCCTTCTCAAAGCAGCCCTGCAACACCAGCAAAGACTAGCAGCCCTGTCCAGGCAGCCCTCCGCGGCACGGGGCATCTTCGATTCAACCGAGGGTCTGGGCTTCCGGGGTCCACGGGGCATCGGGACTGAGTCGAATGCCGCCGACATCTTCGGGAACATCGACTTCGACGCCATCAAGGAAACGGGAGACCTCCAGGCTCTCCTGGGTTTGATCCCGACCGGGACAAGCTCGGTCACGAACGCGGCAAACCAGGCTCAGCGCAATTCGGAGATCCGGGCTCAGGGCTTCGGCCAGACAGCCGGGAACATCGTGGAGCTTCTGTTGCAGTCCGGGGCCTTTAACCGGGCCGGCAGGGCCGGGTCGACTCCGATAGGCCTCGGCCTTGCTTCCAACAGAAGAGACGATGGCGGCTTCGGCTTAGGCCTTACAGGGCCCATCAGGACGACTTAGTCGATGGTACTTCCCGCAAGAGAGCCTGTAGATCCCTTCGGCCCAGCCCTCCAGGCCCAGGTTCCGCCCCCGGTCCAGCCTAAACCGAAAGGTGGTTTCCAGGGCGTTCCGGTCCCCGAGGTAGCCCAGGGCGACCCGGAGGTTTCGGACGCGGTCAAGGCGGCGATTCTCAAGCTCCTCCAGGGCGAGGGCTTCTCGAATATCGATGCTTCCAGGAACCTGATTCGCCAGGATGCCAAAACCGGGTTTCGGGACGCTGCGATTCGCAGGACGGAGGACTTTGGTGCCCGCGGACTTTTCGGCTCAGGTCAACAGGTCAGGGACGTGGAGAACCTCGAGCGCACGTTTGCTAACGCGAGCATCCGAGGCCTTAACGATCTCGAGACGGCAAACGAGCAGCTTGGCCTTCAGAAAACAGCCCAAGGGATACAGGGCTTCGGAGTACAGCGGGGCCTCGAGCTTACCGAGTCCCAGCAGGCCGTGGCGCGGGCCTTGGGCATTAACGACCAGCAGTTGCGTGATCTCATATCGAGACGCCAAGCTGGAGCAGCTCGAGCGGCAACCCAGGCCCAGCTCACAATCTCCGATAACCAGCTGGCCCTCCAGAAGCTCCTCGGCCTAGAAGAGATTGGCCTACGCCGAGATGACTTGGCCTTGCGAGACCGGCTCGGGTCAGGGCAACTGGAACTAGGCCAGGAGGAACTGGCCCTAAGACGGCTCCTGGGCCTCGAGGACGTGGGCCTTCGCCGGGATGACCTTAACCTGCGAGACAGGCTGGGAACGGGGCAGCTCGACCTACAGCGGCTCCTGGGAGACGCGGATATCCGTCAGGGTGACGAGCGGAACGAGATTGCCAGGCTCCTGGGCCTCGGAAACATTGACCTCGGCCAGCAGGGCCAGGATCTCTCGAGAGAACAGTTCGAGTTTGACCGATCGCTCCAGGAGTTCATCCAGAGCTTCTTCTTGAACAGCCAGCCTGGCTTTGGTCCAGGAGCCTCGGCGGGAAATCCCCTAGGCCTACCTCCAGAGGTGCTCCAGGCGATGCGAGACGACCTCCGCGGCAGAATAGGCCCCGACACACCGGCCCTGGGGCTCGGGTAATGGGCTTGAACCTGGCCTCGATCCTCGCCGGGGCTACAGGCGGGGCTGTCCGGGTCCAGGAATTGGAGCTGGCCGAGCAGCTCAGAAGGGACGAGGACGAGCGCCGTCTAGCGGCACAACTCCAGGTGGAGGGTGTCCGGTCTAAAGAGCGCTTTGCCTCGCAGGAAAGAGTATTAGCGGCTCAGATTGCCAGAGACGACCGCCAGGAGGCGGCCAGGGTCAAGAGAGAGGGCCGGGCCGAGACAGATCAGATCGAACGAGAAAATAGAGCGCAGAAGCGCGCTCGTCGCGTCGAGAGGCAGGAATCGAACAAGGAGTTTGAAGGTCTGTTCCTGGGGTCTGGTGGATCTAGGGAGGAGCTGGATCGATTGAACTCCCTACGTCCTGGCCCAGAGAAGAAGCGGCTTAGGGACAGTCTTCGAAGGGATGCCCAGGAGAGCGAATTCGAGAGGGCAAGGTCTCTTGAGAATACGGCGCTAGAGCAGGCATCTGGTGCTAAACAAAGAGAGGTAGAGCGCCTTGGTCTAGAGCGCGAGAGAGTTGCGATTGCCAGAAGACAAGAGCGGGCAAGAAACGACCGTTCCTTAACCCCGGCTCAACAGCTAACGTCGGTGGAAGGAGAGCTCCGAGAGATCGAACGGCAGCTCCCCGAGCGTGGTTCCTTAGAAGGAGAGAGGAAGAGGAAGATCCTCCAGTCTTCCCCGGAGGGCGAGGCCTTCTTGGGGGGGCTCGAGAAGCGACGAGATGAGCTCCAAGAGGATCGACAGTTCTATCGTAACCTAGGAGGCGCGAGGGCGACCGTGCGCGACGGCAGCGCCAATACCCTCCCTCCCGAGTTGGAATCGGCCGCGAAAGAACTTGCCGACCAGATCCAGGAAGACCCCTCTGTTGCGAAGGTTATTTTCGATAATCTTGCCAGGAGGCCCACGCTCACCTTGGACCAGAAAGAAAGTCTCAAAGCACGTCTTACTGTTCTGACGGGGTTTGGTCCTGACGGTTCACCCTCCTTCAATCTGGCGCTCGAGTAATGACGGACCCTCTCCGTAGAGGCGGGGTCCCAGATCCAATTGAGTCGATCTTTAGCCGACTCGAGAAGGATCTCCAAGGCCAGGCCGAGGGCCCGGCAGACGACATCTTCTCGCGCCTTGACGAGGCTGTGCTGAAACGGCAGAGGACAGAGGAAAACCGTGCTTCTATCCGGTCTGCGGCCCAACCTCCTGATCTTCCGCCCGTTCCTGACTCCAGCCACTTGCGAGAACAAGGTGTTGACCCTGTCCAGGCTGCGTTCTTCAATCTAGACAATGCGGCTAACCAGGTGAATGAAAAAGATCGTGCTTCCGATCGTCCGGCTGCTCAGGCAGACCAAGACTTCGAGTACATGGATATTTTACGAGACCCTCTCGGTCTACCGAACTCGTCCGGGGAAGTGAGGACCGTACGAATCAGAAGAGAGGATATTGGTCTAAAGGAGTTCAACCGTGCCGTGGGCGCTGAGGCGATAGGTGGCCCAGTCATTGGTTGGATTGAGGCCATGGGGATAGCTCCAAAAGGCACCCGGAAGAGGATGCAGGAGAACTACTTAGCAATCAAGCACGAATTCGAGACAACGATAGATCCGGATACTGGAGAGGAAGTCAGGTCTACGGGCAAGAAGATTTCCTCGAATGCGATGCTGGTCGCCGCCTCGATTATCCCTCTTATGCCTTCCGCAAAGATCGGAGCCTTTTTTGGCAAACTGTTCGGGGCGTCTGCAGGGCGCGAGTCTCTCAGGGCTGTGCCTCGGTTGATTGACCGTGCCCGGAGTACTGCGGCTTCCGGTCTGGCCGGCGCCCTAGAGGCCTCCGTAATTGGGTTTGGAGAGGCCCAGGCACTTGGCAAAGAACGGCGACCAGGAGCAGTAGGGCTCTTTGCTGGACTAGGAGCCACGCTCAGCATTGCCGGGAATGTTGCAGGCCGAGTTTTGTCGAAGGCCGCAGCCAAGCGAGCAGCAGCCAAGACGGGAGGTCTCGAGGTCGGAGGGGAGCTCGAGTTTCGGGACACGACAGGGGAAGACTTCAAGGAGTGGGTGGACAAACAGTACAAGCGAGCCATCGACGATGTGATCGATCGTACAGAACCGACCGAAAGAGTCGGGCGCAAGATGAGACAGCTTGGGATGCCAGAACTTGCGGAGTCGATCGAACTCACGAATTCTCAGTTCACCCTTGCTGCGAGAACCGTCGACAACGGTATTACGAAGCCCTCGGAGATGTGGTCAAACGTCGAAGAGGGGTTCGTTCACACCTTGATCCCCAAGAAGCAGCCAGACGGCACGATTGCCATGCAACGCGTGAAGACCGCTCACGGGATTTTCAGCAATCCTCAGCGTACGACTGCCGAGTTCCGGGAGGATCTCGACTACCATATGGCCTACAGGCGCTTGCTGGCCAACGCCGGGCTTCATAGGGCCGCGAGAGAGGCCGGGGATAAGAAAGCTCTCGCCTACAACTTCAAGATTGACGAGAGCGTCGTGGCCAGGGCCGAGAAGTACGAAATCGATCTCGCCGCAAAGTATGCGGACTCCTTGGACGCGAATGGACTCAACCGGATGGACCGAGCGGCCGAGGATGTCCGAGACGTGACCCACGGCCAGGTCGTCCAGATGGTGAAGGGCGGTCTTATATCCAAGAATGCGGGCGACAGGATGTTGGCCCGCGGCCCAGACTACGTGCCGTTCGCCCATCTTGCCCACGAGCTCGAGGCCACGGCCAGCGGTAGGTCTGTAAATCAGTCTTTGGTCAAGGCGCTCAGAAACGGCGGCCTGGACCCGGACAACCCGATCGGAAGCCCGGTGACTCAGGCCTTTGCGAACCAGACCCAGATCAATATCCAGGTCAGGAAGCAACTAGTAAAGTCCTCATTGGTTGACGCCTTCGAGGCATCACCCGACGACTTCCCGCTTATGAAGCGGAGGGGTACGACCACTAAGGAGCTCCCCAAGCTCCCCTCAGAAGAGCTGAAGAAGCTAAGCTCGGAGAACCCAGGTAACGAAGCCGTGGAGATGTTTCGCCGCGGAGACCTGGATACTGAAGGCGGGATGGCGGTCAACCGACCAGACCCGAAGAGGCCCGGAGAGATGGTTCGGGAGATATGGGACGTACCGGAAGATTTAATGAAGGCAACTGCGTCGATGACGCCTCAGCAGATGAATGCGGCTCTTCGTCTGTCGGCGAGCTTCACCAGGACCCTGAGAGCCGGAGCCCTTTCGACGGGAAGTTTTGGAGTCAGGCAGCTAATCCGTGATCCCCAGAATGCCTTCGTGATCTCGCAGAATAATTTTGTTCCGTTCGTCTCCACGATGGATGTGGCCTTCGATTTGGCGGGCGGGGTAGCGGGGAGTGGCGCAGCGCGGAAGCAGGTCGTCCAGGGTTACGCCGACGAGTTTCGCCGGTCTGGAGTGTTCGGAGCCACGCTGACGGGCCTGGACCAAAAGCTCATCCGAGATCGAGTCTCCCTGGAGAGAGCGTTGAACGAAGGAGCGAAACGTCCCATGCGTCGGCAGCTCGATCGCTGGGCTCACAACCCTCTCTACCCATTCCAGGTGCTCAACGATATGGGAGAGGTGTCTACGCGGTTCCCCGAGTTTGTGAAGGCTCGAGACGCAGGGAAGGGCGTTCTGAGATCAGCCAAAGAGGCGGGCCAAGTTGCTTTACCGTTCCACCGTGCGGGGACGGTCACGAGGACTGTCAACGACAACGTCCCGTTTTTCAATGCTTCCGTGAAGGACACGGAGCAGGTCATCAAGGCGCTGACCGACCCGAAGAGGGCGCGGACGGCATGGATCAAGGGATTCGCATCGGTAACAGTCCCGTCTCTCGGCCTATATCTCAAGAATCGCAACGACCCCGAGTATCAGAACGCTTCTGAGTGGCAGAAGAACGTCTTCTACTTCATCTACAAGAGAGATGACGGGTCTTTCGTCAAGGTGCCGCGCCCCATAGGCTTACTCAACGTTCTCTTTGGTCTCCTGCCGGAAACGGCGCTCCGGTTTGTCGAGGCGAAGGATAACGAGAATCCCCTGGAGGGAGCCAAGGCCCTCGACCAACTAGAGAACGGGTTCCTGGATCAGACGTTTCCCGGGCTCTTCGCGTCCCCGGTCCTGGACCAAGGGAAGACGCTGGCGCTGGGGGTTACACCGCAAGTCTTCAAGCCCTTAGCGGAGGCGGTCTTCGATCAGCAGCTTTTCTATGATCGGAACGTCATGCCGACTCGTCTGAAGGGGATGCTGAAGGAGTATCAGGTCAAACCGGCCACGTCAGAGGTGGCGAAGAGAGTCTCGGGCTTTGCAGTTGGAGCCTTCGGGGAGCGCGACTTTGTGCCCTCCCCTATTCTGGTACAGCACATGATCGACGGGTATCTTGGCACGGCAGGAAAAGAGGCGTCTCAGGCGGCAGACATCGGCCTTCTCGGAGAGTCGGTCCGGAGCGAAGATCCAGGTCGTGGACTGAAGGATGTCCCCGTCTTGGGGGGATTGATTCGGTCTTTCGTCTCTAGTCCGTATGGATTCGACACCCAGCCGGTAACGGATCTCTACGACCTACGCGAGCGCGCAAGAGATGCGTCTAAGGTGATCCGCAACGACCCCGAAAATCTGGATGTTTACCTTGATACTGTTTCCGCAAAGCCGGAGTTTCTCCTTCTCAGCGAGCTCAATACCATGACGAAACAGATCAGCGACATGCGCGAAGAGAGAGAATTCTGGCTAGCCGTAGAGCCGAAGAACGAAGACGAGGCCCAGAAGAGAGAGCTCGAGATCCTCCAGATCGACCAGATGGCCACGACAATGGCCGCTTCTTGGCTACCAGCCCTGATGAAGGAAATGGTCGAAGGCAAGGATTTCAACGATCGCTGGGCACAATCCCTGATTCCTTTGGAGACTCCCTGATGCCCCTACGCCTGTACAAGTGTCTCCAAGGCCACGAGACCGAGGAACTGTACCGGTCCGAGTATCCCCAGGAGCGGTCCTGTACCCGGTGCGGGGGCTTGGCCCGGTACCGGCCCTCGAGCCCGACCTTCTTCATGGCCGGCGACAGGGCTCCGATTGACACGGCCAAGGAGGCCTGGGGCGGGACAGCGCTTGAGGGGTGCGACGGAAAAAATCAAACTCTTTATGAATCAACATCGGTCCAGGTTGACCTGGGCCAGCACAGGCCCCCGCCCATAACCAAGCCGGTTGACCCGGTCGACAGAATGCTGGGAATCAAGTGATCGCGTGGAAAGGAACAAACCGTGGACATCTCTATCCCTGACGATACCGTCCAGGACCTAATCGACTATCTCCAGAAGAGGCCCGAGGTGAAGATCTGGATTGGTCTGATCGGGGCGTTGAACGCCCATAACCAGGCCTTGGAGTTGGCTCAGAAGGAAAAACTGGGCGAGTCGTCCCAGGAGGGGTTGGAACCACCTGTTGACTGGGGCCGGGCCGAGAACTCGACGTAGGGAGAGGCGGTGTTCAGTGTCGGACTCGGCTGCGATTCTACTGGGGGGCGCGGCACTCCTGTTGGTTTTGGCCGTGGGGCTCTTTGCCTTTGTGCGCCTCGCGGAGTGGCGACAGTGGCGCGAGATCAACGCTCGTCTATGGATGGTGACTCCCCGACTCTTGGAGGTGGCAAAGCGTGTGGAAAGGGCTTGTGACTTACTTGAGAAGGGACGGCGGGCCTCGGGTACTGAGGACGAACTCGTCCGCGGACGAGAATGGGAGCGGCGCGGTGGCGGTCGTGGCCCGAATTGAGGACGTGCTCGAGCGGGCCGAGGAGCTGACATTAGAGCTCGAGGCGATCGACTGCGGCATAGACATAGACACCGCCAGGGCTCGCCTGGAACTGGCCAGGAAGGACCCACGACACCGTCCCTCGACCCACGACACGGACTCCAGGCTCTCTGTTGAGGCCCTGCCCTGGCTTCGGGGTGGCGACGACGAGGTGAGCGACGGGGACGTGGTATGAGCGAGACCGAAGAGCTCGCTAAGCTGCGCGACCGCGTCACCCGAATGGAGGCGACCTGGGCCGAGAGAGCCACGACCGCGGCCGAGTTCCGCAGGACCCTGCTCTTGGACCAGCAGGAGGCCAAGGCAGCCCGCAAGGAGCTCTACCAGCTTGTGGCCGATCTCAAGACAGGCCAGGCCGTGCTCCAGGCCAAAGCGGCGGGAGCGGCGACCTTAATTGCTTTGATTGTCGGGGCCCTATTCCGTTGGCTCGGGGCTTTCGGGAGCTGACCCATCCCCTGGTGCGGGGCCTGTTGACCGGGCAGGGGTAGTGGTACGTTCTGAAATCCCTTTGCTACACTGAAAGCTCATGAGGCCGATTCGGAAGCTGCTTTCCTGGCACGGCTTCGGCTGTGCGGTTGAAGTAGGCCCCGGAGGTAGTTACCGCTATCGCCGGGGTCGTTTCGTTTGAGATCGTCTCCCTCATTGCCTATTTATTGTAGTACTAATAATGCTACATATCCACACTCGGGCAAT